AAATAATTTGATACATCATTGTAAATAGATGGTGCGTCTATAATACCTAAACCATATTCTTTAAAGTTATATTTGTAATCGTCATATTTTTCTTTGACATTTTTTTCTAATTGTTCAGTAGGTTTTACATATTGCCATACATCTTGTTTTTGTAAACCTTTAAATGCCTGACGCATTGTTTCATAAGATATTTCTTTTAAAGGAAACTCTGGTCTGTGTTTAGCAATATAATCTGCTAAATCTAATCTAAACTGCTCTTTGCCTATATCGTTTGTAATACGTTCAAACGTTTGTTGATCCATTATAGGCAATTTGCCATTGTACTTATTTAAATAAACACTCATTGTTCCATTTCACTAATAACCATGTTATAAAAACATATATCATTATAACATAAAATATTGATAAAGTCAACTCTAACATTGTAATACTGATTTATTTACTCTATTTTCTATGTCTTTTATATACTCTTTAGTTTTTTCTATCATATAATAATTACGACCTTCTAGTAAAGCGGCCTCACCAGTTGTACCTGTACCTGCAAATGGGTCTAATACTAAACCATCTTTTGGTGTAACCAATCGTACAAGATATTTCATTAAATCTAAAGGTTTTACTGTAGGATGGTCAGTATCTCCCTTTTCTTTTTTACTTGCTTTAGCGCAGTAAAAATAATCTGCCCAATCAGTATCTAAACCACTATGAATTATATTTGCAGGCCATCTACCTTTTACTATTTCACCACCTTTATTACCTTTCCAACCACCTTTAAATATTTGTTTGTCTTGTGTATTTCTTCTATTTTTTGAAGTATCAAAAAGTTCATCACCAACTCTACAATCATCTAAATTTAAATCTTTATTTACACCTTTTCTTGCCATAACAATAGGTTCGTGTGCTGGTTTTAATAAGTTTTTTCTTTTAGGAAAACCACTACCATATATCCAGTTAATCATATCAAAGATTTCAAAACCTGCGTCTTCTATGGCAACGGCCATTCTGTGATAATTCCTTGTAGCAGCAAATGCTAATAAAACACAACCTGGTTTTAAAGTTCTATAGACTTGTTTCCACAGTTCTTTATTAAAAGCAATATCACCACCATCCCACTCTTTACCTACAAATCCCTTTGATAGTCTTTGAAAAGAACCATCTTTACCATATTTAGCTTGTGTACTGCTAGTAAATCTTTTTGCAATAGATTGTAAATGATATGGTGGGTCTGTAACACACGAATCAAAAACATTATCGTCTAAAGTTTTTAAGTGTTCTAAGCTGTCTGCGTTAATGATTTTATTAGTATCCATAATAATAATATAATAATTAAAAATCTAGGAATGCTCCAATCAGTTTTAATTGCTAATATACCTCCTGTTGCATATCCCCAATGTACCATTACCATCAGTAAAAAAAATTCTATCATCCAAAGAAAGCCTCTAGTGTTGCCTCACGTTCTAACTTCCATCCTATAGAATCGAGTATAAAACGTAAAGGATCGGTAAATGTTTTTTCAAATTGCATATCGTAATCAACATACTTATGTAAATCAAATTCATATGGTATCTTTGTTGAAAAGGATATGACAGTATCTTTAACCGTATTAGGTTGTTTTAACATTAAAAATTTAATCTTATCGCCATCTCTAATTAAAGGATATTTTCTTTGTAATTTATTTTTAAGTATGTAATGATTATATATTAAAGAACCTTTTACGTGTATTGGTGTGCCTTTTTTATATATCTGTGATGATTCAATATACTTATCAATGTTATTGCAAGACCTAGGAAACGCAACTTCTTCAGGTGATAATGTTTTAAATACTTCTTAAAAATCTTTTACAAACTTAATTAATGCGTCTTCACTATCATTCATAATTACACGAATAGCGTCTTTAATTTTACCTCTACAAACTTCAGGTGTAGATGATTTGACAGCTTCAACACCCATAATCTTTAGTTTAGGTATATCATATCGGACACCTTCTTCATCAAATACATTCATCATATATCTTTTTTTAGCAACCCATATACCTTTGTTTGCAATTGCTTCTCGTTTCATATACATTTTTTGTTCATAAGCATTTACATACTTGGCAAGATTTTCAAAACTTTTATCAATTATATTTTGTATCTTATCTTCAGCAGCCTTGTCTAAAAAATCTACTATTTGATTTACAGTTTTACCTTTACAAACTTTTTCTACAAGTTTATCTAGTCTTAAATAAATTGAATCTGTATCAGATGCAACAACATAATTTACATTATTGGTATTTAAAATCTTATTCATAAATCTATTGACATCCCTTTCAACCCAACGAATAGATAACTGACCACCTAATGTAATTGCTTCTGCCTGTTTTACATCAAAATATCTAAAATATTGATTACCAATTGCGCCATAGGCAGAGTTTAATGCAATTTTTTTGGCCATTTGTATATTATGACAACGAGATATTTCATTTTGATAGATTGGATCTTTTGTTTTTTGAAATTCTTTTTTAGCTTCAATTGCTTTCTTTTTAAATACAACTCGTTCGGTATACATCTTGTCCATCAGTTCAGCAAGAAAACCTTGCTTATCTCTTTTAAACATAGCGCCGTTTGGTGCAATAGTTACATTTTTATCTTTTGCCCATTTGAGATTTAATCTTTCATCTAAAAAGTTTTCTACACCAACTGCCTTAGGTTCAACACCGACAAATGTTTCAGGACTTATGTTGTATTGCATAATCAAATGAGGATACAAACTGTTTAAATCAAATGAAACAATCCAGTTATGTAAACCAAGTTGTGGGTCTTTTACATATGCACCTTCATATTGAGTATCTTTTTCATGGTCTTCTCTTGGCGGAATAATAATATTTTTTTTAAGTAGATGATTATAGATTAAAGTATCCCAACAACGCACTTGTGAATATACATCTGTATAATTTACTTTATAGTCATAAGCCATAGTTAAACATAGTTCAATTAATTTCATTTTGTCTTCAAGTCTGTCAACTAGTTCAACATCTTGGATATTATATTCAACAAATCTTTGATAATCTTTTGTATAGAAGTCTTTAAATGTTTCATATGGATTATCTAACTTTTGTTCGCCAAGTTCTACCTTGGCAATGTAGTTTAGTTTATAGCTTTCTTGCCTAACGTATGTAAACTTTTTATATAAATCAAAATAATCTAATACGGAAACACCAAGTATATTCCAAAACTGTTGGTTTTTTTGACCAAACTGTATTCTATCAGCGTTGACATAATTCCATGGTGAAAATTTATTAATTGTATCATTATCAAATATAAATCTCATTCGATTCATAAGATAAGGTATGTCAAAGAATTTTACATTCCAACCTGTAACAATATCAGGATGATTTCTACACCAAAATTTAAGAAACTCTAGTAGTAAGTGTTTTTCGTTTTGACATTTAACATAAGTTACATTTGTTTTTTTAGATATAAAGTCGCCTGTGCCCCATGTCAATATCTGTTTATTACTATGATTTTTTACAGTAATACAGATAATCGTTTCTTTTGCAGTATCAGGATCGGGAAAGCCGTTCTCACACTCGGTTTCTATGTCAAGTGTAAATATCTTTATGTAGTCTTTGTTCCATCGCATATCATCTTTATATTCGTCAGCGATATACTGATAGTTGTATCTATTCATGCCATAGATTTTGTACTCTGGTATGCCGTTATATTCGCTATAAAAATTTTTAGCTTTTACAATCGAATCAAATCTTTTTGATTTAAGATTTGTGCCGTCTAGTGTTTTATATTTTGATTCTTCTTTTGTAGGTAAGTATAGTTTAGGACTATAGTTAATACGACTTAAATATGATTGACCATTAGCGACACCTCTTATAAGTAGTTTACCTTTATGCTCAACTACATTTGTATAAAAAGTACTCGCCAAATTCATATATTATTATAACACAAAGACTTTAAAAAGTCAATTATGTGATGATTTTACTTTTAGGTGTAACTAGAGAACCAGTGTTTTGTTGATAAGCATTTATCATATTATCATCTGGTGTTGTTTCAGTTATAATATTTAACTCTTTAATATGTATAACTTCATCTTTTGTATATGGTATATAAGGATGAAATCCTATTTGCATAGGTTTGCCAGGTTGACCTTGCATTGGTATTAATACAAAAGGTTTTTTTATTGCTACAGATCCTGCAATGTCCGACTCAGTTGACGTACCAATTACGTCCTCACCAGAGGTGAGTCTATATAATCTAATCATAATATACTCCTATTCAGTTTTAGATTCTTCAGTAGTTTGTTTTTTTCCAATATTATATTTTGCTTGTAAATTCCATTCACC